CGCCTAGCGTGGCCTGACCCGTCAAGGTAGACGCACCAGAAGCCGTGGCCGTCAACGCCTTGAGCGAGGTGCCGCTGTCGTAGGTGTACGCGCCGAGAACAAGTCCCTCACCGGGTTTGTTGGTGTACGGGACGTAGAGTTCGTCCAACACGTTGATGGACGAGTCCGTGCCGATAGTCGCCGGAAGGTTGGTCGTCGAAAGACCGGTGGAAAGCGTGTTGGTGCCGACTTCAAACGACCGCCAGATGTTCGCCGCCGTCGTACCCGCACCCAGCATATACACGCGGCCCGACAGAATCTCGTAGGTTGCGCCCGTAGCCGGAGTGAACGAAAACGCGGTATCCACTTGAATGGTCGGCGTGGTGCCGGAACTGTTTCCCGTAATCCACCGCTGTTCGGTCTTGCCCGCCGTCGTATCAACGATGCGAATGCGAAACCCGAGGTCACCAGACCCGCCACGGTTGGCGAGCATATTGACGCCGACTGCCGTCGGGAGCGCCGTGGACAGCACCACCGAAGTCGTCGTGGCACCGGCTGCAATCGTTCCGACGAGCGCACGGGACGGGGCAAATGCCGATGCCGCACCCGCACCGAACGTACCCGCCAAAGCGGGCGACTGCACAAGGTTCCAACCCTTCGTGACGATGTTGTAGCGGTTCAGCACCGTACCTGACACGAGGTTGTAGACGAAAGGATTGCGCGTCGTGTTGTTGCGCATATCGACCGCCATGCACGACCCCGCCGCGTGGGCGTTGGGAGACGGGGCGACTTGCGCCCACATCAGACGATCAATGACCTTTTTGAACGTGTTTGCCATGTGCTACCTCAAGTAATGCGCGCACGGACGGTTGACGACCATGCGGCAAGGTTCTGCCCAAGGACTTGTATACGACCTTGCAGCGTGTCGATGGTGGAAAGGTTGGTGACCGTTGAACAGGTCGTTACGGTCGTCACAGTCGTGACCGTGCCTACCGTCGTGACAGTCGGCAACGTGCCTGTAATACGCAACGCTTGTAGCGACTTGTCGTAGCCTTGCGGGGCGTTCAAATAATTCAGAATGCGCATCAGCAGCAGTTCTGCGTTGGCGTCGGTGACTTCCAGCGTCCCGACTGCGCCGATGTCTACCGGCAGCGGGTTTGCCGAACTGACGCCGACTAGGTTGCCGCCCGAGTTGAAGCCGATGTAGTCGGCAGACCCCGGTACACCCGCGCCCGTGGCGCTTGCTGCGGCGTTACCAGCAGATGCGCTTGAGACTGTCCCAACCGGGGTGTACAGCGTCCAAGCAGGGATCGCGTAGGCGTTCGGCGTACCCGACCCCGTGTCGCGGTAAACGAACAACTGCCCCGTGGAGTCTACGAATACGGTGTCCGACAGGCTTCCACCGCCGCCGCCACCACCGCCTGTAACAGGCAGGGCGTTTGCGGAACTGACGTCAACGGGGTTGCCGAAGGCATCCTCGTAGGCAATGACGGCTCGTTCTGGTGCGCCGGTGTACTTCATGCGAGGAACTTCAGCTTGTAGAGCGTGGAAAGGTACAGTCCCACCACTTCGTCAATGATGTTCTGTATCGCAGAATCTTTTTCCTCGCAGACCTTGTAACGGTTGGCTTCAATCTCCGCGAGGGAGTCGGTCAGAAACTCAATGACGTTGCCGGTCTTTTTGGCAGACTGAAGCGAAATCGGCCCGATCAGCCCGTGACGGCCCTGATAGGTTTCGGCGAAAGAATCGGCCAAGTCCACGATACCGTCGTAGAACTCGTTGAGCGCCTTGTGTTTGGCGTAGGAACGGGTGTTGAGATGCACGGAATGGGTGACATCCCGCGCCAGGAACAGATGACCTACAAAGTCTGCCGCCTTCATTGCATTTCTCCACCCATCGGGGGCATTTCTACCCCCATGTCGGTTTCACGTGGAACCGGAACCATCTCGCCGCTTGACATCATACCTGCAAGTGTGCCCGCGACGATATCCTGAACTTGCTGTTCGTTCAGACTCGGCTCCACAGCCTTAAGGCGGTCGGTCTCGGCCTTAAACGCCGCAATGCGCGCCATGGCCTCCTTGACCTCGACATCGCGCACTTCAATGGACTGATTGACGTTCTGGAGCATGTTGAACATCTGCTCCATCTCTGCCGCCATCGCCTGAATCTGCTGCTGCGCGGCTTGAAGGGCGGGCGAGTCGTCGCTGTCCTCCAAGAGTTTGGGGTCGATGGTCTTGGCGAGGCGTTCGGCAATCTCCTGCGCACCCGGCCAGTCCATGTTCTTGACGAACAGGTCTCCGGCCACAGCCCAAAGTTCCGGGTTAGCCTGAAGAATCTCGCCCATCGCCGCCATGGCTTCCTGCCGCTTGGTGTAGTACGACGGGCCGGTCGTGACGGCCACATCGTATTTACCCACGGACGGGTTGTAGATTTTCTCCAGCACGATGCCGTTTTCGTCCTGAATCTTGCGAACAGGCTCCGGCTGTGTGGGGTCGATCTTGACCGTCTTGGTCTTGCCGTCCATCCCGACGATACGCGCAATCCGTTGCGTGTCGTAAATCTTCGGGATCAGGTCAACGAGTTGACGCGTGACGTAGCGGATAGCGCGGCCATAGTTATCAACGAAGTGGTAAGTACCGGTATCGCCCTGCCGTTCACGCGCCAGGATAGCCCGTCCAGAGCGCTCGTTAGACGTGGCGCCGAGACTGGAATCGTATTGACCCGTTGTTGCCTTGATGTCGTCCGACGCGCCCAACTTGGCCTGAATGAGACCCGTCTGGGGAAGCGGCGGCTGTGCGCGCTGCGGGAGCGGGAGTACCCCGCCCTGCCCGTCGCTAACGTCGGGGTTGACCTCCAAGTACGGCCAGTTGGTCGTATTGGCGGTTTTCCATTGGTGTTCGTAGCCCTCAAACTGACCGCCATAGCCAATAAACGGGGCTTTAGGGGCGAGGGCGAGCATTTCTGCTTCCTGCGACACCCAGTAGTTGTACATCCGCTGTGCGTCTTTGGCGTTGCGGACAAGGCCGGAAAGGAAAATCCGACCTTCAATCTCAAACTCGTTACCGACGACGCGGACGACGGGAATCCACTTACCCGGCCAGTCGGCTTCTTCCAATACCTCGTAGCCGTTGGTCTTGATCCACTTGATCTTGCGGACATCAACGTCGCGGGTACGAACGGGCTTGAGGCCCATCATCTCCATCTGCTGCGCTTCGGGGCTACCCGCAAAGGCAGTTACGTTACCCGGATAGAGGTGCAGCTTGGCCTTCTCGTAGTGGGCGTAGAAATACTCTGCCACGCGGACGGATTCTTCTTGAATCCATTGCGACATTTCGCCGTCGCCCGTCCCACGGGACTCAATGGACGAAATCGGCTCGGCGTCTGGAAAACTGCGCTCAAATTCGTCTTTGGGCATATCCTCGGTGATAAAACACCACTCGGCGTCAGCGCCGCAGGGGTCTTGGATATGCGGGTCTAGGTAGACCGAAAACGAGTTACGCACCCGGCAAATGCGGATGTCTTGGTCAAACGTGTCGTCGTCGCAGTATTCCGTGAGGATTCTGACGTAGCCTTCCCCGAAGGTGACCTGATTGTCACAAGCGGTGTCGTAGGCGACATCGGCGTCCGAGATGTACTCGATATGCCGCACCATGCCGTCGAAAATCTCGGCAACCTCTAGGTCTGCCTTGTCGTCAACGGGGATAACCTTACCGGCGGGGCGGTTCTGGCGCTGGTCGTTGGTGACCTGCCGAACGTGCTGGGGAAGTTTGTTGATGGTCAGGCAGGGGCGGGCGTTCATCGTCTGCCCTTGGACTGCCCCACGGGTCGCCAGGACTTCCTGCGGCCATTGGAACCGGTTATCGGGCGATCCTGCCATGAACTTGAGGTCGTCAAGTTCGCTGTCGCGGGAGTCGCTGTAGGCGCTGATGGAGACTTCAAAACGCTTACGCATCGCGGCCAAGAGGTCAGCCGACTTGCGCTTGGATGGGGTATTTGCGACCACCCCCTTCATGCCGTTATCCATTACTTGCGCTTGGCCTTACGTTGGACGGAATACGCAATCGCCACGGCTTGCTTCGTCGGCTTGCCGGATTTGACCTCGGCCTTGACGTTCTTGCGGAAAGCAGTCTTGGACGCGGACTTTACGAGGGGCATATCAGGCTCCCAACCATGAATTGTGAAGGCCGTTAGGGCCGTCGTAGACGCTCACACGGCGGTCTTTAACGCGGGCCTCCCGATGGGCCACCGGATAGGCAAAAGTACACGCCAGAGCGTCTGCGGCGTCTGGAGAGGCCAATCCGCGTGATTTCATGTCCTTCTTGCTTTCCAACTGAATCGACCCCGACGAATTGGGTTTCTGGTTAGGCCCGATCAGGTCTGATTTCAGTTGGCGGTCTTGCGGGATAGAAGCGGTTTGCAGCCATTCACGCATAGAACCCCAGAGTTCTGCGCGTTTATTCGCATACATCTGCGGGGTTTTTGACTTCCAACCGAAATTGACGCCCCGAACGACCTTATACCGTTGCTCTTTCAAGCGGTCAAGGATGCCGTATCCAAGGCCGCCTTCGTCTAAGACCACCAGCGTCGGTTGGAACTCTTCGATGGCGTCAATAACGCGACCCACAGTAGCCATTGTATCCTCGCCCTGATAGCGACGAATCGCCACCAAATCGCGACCTTGGCGAACCACGATAACCGTCGAGTCGGCCCCGGAGCGGGCGGGATCGACGCCGATGACTCGGGGAGCGGTTTCATCCTTGTATTTGGGGGTGGACATGGCGTGTTCGACCACGTGGGGCGAGATGAATTGATCGCCATCATCTGTGGGGAAGTGTCCGTAGACTTCGACCTTGGCTTGGGTGGAGTCGGGGCCGTATTCCGCGATGATTTGCTCGTAGACCGCTTTGTCGGTGTCCTCGACTTCGCGGGCGTCGATGTTTTGCGTGAACCAGAACGCTCTTTTGGCATGGAAAGCCTCGAAAAAGTAGCCCGCATTGCGCCGGGGGTTGGAAAACGCGCACCAGAAGCGATTCGGGGTGTTTTCTGTAAAAAATCCCGAAGTAACCGACCAGATAGCGTCAGGAATACCCGATGCTTCGTCGAAAATGACCATTACGCCCGCCTGGTTGTGGACGCCAGCGTAGGAATCGGGGTTTTCCTCACTCCAGAGGCGTCCTTCGACGGCCCAATAGCGGGTACCGACCTTCAGATCACGTTCGACGAGTTCGGCAAGCCACTTGGCGGGCATCACGCGGGTAGCCGACACCTCAAACCAATGCGAATTCATCAGAAGTGCCAGCCACTTGGTGATTTCTGCCCATGTGACCGAGCGCAGCTGGGCTTCGGAGTTGGCCGAAACGATCGTCGTAGAGCCTATCCGGGTAGAAAGCATCCACAAGATGAGCCAAGAGACGAGCGCGGACTTACCGATACCGCGTCCCGAAGCCGTAGCCATACGCAGGACTTCGTAGGCGGTCGTCTGCTTGTTCTTGGCAATGTGTGAAGCGATATGCCGCAGCACCCCACGCTGCCATTTCCTCGGCCCCTTGAAGTGTTCCAAGGGCGTACCTTGCTTCCCCCAAGGGAAAACCATCAGGACAAAGGCTTCTGGGTCGTCCTTGATCTGGGGTGACCAGACCTTGGACATCAGCAACTGTTCTTCGTCAGGGCTATAGATCGGTGTTTGCATTAGTCAACCCGCTGAAGGTTTGCGGGGTCGCGCACCATGACTTGAGAAACACCTTTACCGGGAATCAAGTCCACCACGGAATCAATCCCCGCAATATCCATGGCGCGGACAAAATCCGACTGATCCATGTAAGGCTTGCCGTTTGCGTCAATTTTCAATTCGCTTGAAGAAATCCCCGCAACGCGGTCGCCTTTGAACTGAAACACGCGATAAGCCAGTTCCGGGTCTACCTTTTTTACCGCCTGAAATGCTCTGCGATTAGCTGCATTGGCTCTGGCCGTGTTTGGCGCAAATCCTTCGCTATCAAAGTACAAAGACTTTTTAATGGTGGGTTTCCATTTGGTCAAACTGGCACCGGTTGGCGATTCGTAGCCGGGAATACGCCCTGCAAAGACTTCGGCGTAGCCTTTCTCTCCAATGTAATGCCCCGGCCCCAACACCCCGCGATTGGAAAATTCACCCTTAACATTTGGGTCAAATCGTTCAAAGGCGGGATTGTGCGAGCCGTGCCACAAGTCACCAAATGCGCGTTCCGGCTCCGTAATGCGGCTCATCATCGGAGCGCGGTTTCGCACACCCGGCGTCAAGTTCTCGCCAATGAGTTCGCCAAGGCCGAGGCTACCGGACATGGCCTTCTGGCGAGCAGCCCGAAGCATCTCCAAGACGATACCGGGGTCAGTTCTTATCTGGCGGGCAGCTTCTACCAACGCCCGTGCGGTGGCTACCGGCTGCGTGAGCAGTTGCTTGGTGCCTTCCAGACCTGCCGTTAAACCTCTTCCAAGGCCAATAGAGAGGTTTTCCAGCTCACGCCTAGGGACAACCCTAGGGGCAGGACGGAGCATCCCAGGCTCCAGCGGGGCAGGAACTGAGTACGCCAGCGAGTTCTGAAGCGGGGGAGCGAGTCTATTCTGCGGCATACACAGCCTCCAGAGCCGGTTTGTGCGTTAATGCAATCGCATTGTCCCGAGAACCATCGGTCAATGCAGCCCCCGCATCCGACAGTACTCTGCCCTCGATGACGCGAGACTCCGCTTCTTGCAGGGCAGCGATAATGCTGATCTGCGACTTGATATCGACCTGTACCTGCGTCTTGGCCACCCACCCGTGCAGATGGGTAAGGAGCGCGAGAGCAGCCTTGCTATCGCCTTCCAGAGCCGCTCCTCGCAGTACGGTAGCCGCTTCCACTTCGCTGTCTGCACGACCCTTAGCCTCCGCTGTGGCCGCAGCAGCGTCCAGTTGTGTCAATCGACGATACTCAATGGGCAAGAGGTCAGCGGCAAATGCCAAGGCATCCCCCCTCAGCCCAAGTTTGGCAGCAGCGTAAATCTTCTCCAGCATCTCAGGCGACGCCTTCAACTCACGCGGTTCAAACGGAATGGATCGGAATGAGTCCATAGAGAGAGGATACGAGAGTTTGTAAAAAAATAAAAATTCCTTTCGAGTCCTTCGTAACAACACAGGGGGGTGGGGTCTGGCCCTGTACCCCCCCTCCCCCCGTACCCACCACAGTAGCATTTCTACCACAACCACCAGGCGGTCACAGCACGGATCACGCATCCCCTGTGTAGCGTGGATACAACGTGTTGCGTACATACAACAGCCATTGTGCTGAAATAGTCAACCGGCATAGTCAAGTACTATGGCGTAAGTCTTTGATTCTAAAGGCATAGTGTTTTCGTGTTTGGGGAAAGTACTATGCGTTAAGTCTTTGAAAGTAAAGGGGTTTTATGCCTCCGTAGTAAAAACACGTCTAAATCGACAAGTCGCTTTTGTGCTAATGATTCTTTTGCACACCCCCAAAAACAGCACTATTTACTACATCCCATCTAACCCCCTGTTTCTAATAGGGTTTTCCCATAGTATCCGCACAGCGGTCATGACTAGCGATAGTGCTATTGCATACCTTGCACTCTGTCAAACTATGTTTGTCTGAAACATAAACAAGGGTGATGCATGACATACGCTGATGTACTTCGCGCTTACCCCGACCAAGCAAAGCTCATGCTGTTTGTTGAGTCTGTCATTCGTGAGCATTTGGAAAATTCCGATGAGTCAGACGATGCGATGACGGCATTGTGGCCGAAAGACTTGTCTCCGCTTCAGGCCCACATCATTTGGGATTTGTCGGTCGGGTATACCTGCGTTTCCGATTTCATGGATTCTCTTGAATCCATCCCTGCTGATAGGTGACATATGATCAAAAAGGGTGACCGAATTACGTTTAAGCCCGAATACATGGACACGGGCGATGAAGGGCTGACATTCGTTGCGCGTTGCGACGAAGAGAAAGGCCGGATTGACGTATCAGCCCTTGAGCTTCAATCCCTGCCTATCTGGCCTATGCAGACTGTCCATGTGGACATGATTGCGGAGGTGGCCCATGCGTGACCGCACCCGATTCTTGATCCTGTCTGCGGCCCTAGTCGCCGTTTACCTGCTAGCGGCTCTCATCGAGCCCTGCGATGGTGGCTGTCCGCCTGGCGAACGTGCCAGCATGTCGTCGTTGCAGGTTGATTGACCGGCAAATATTCTTTTGAACGTCCGATAACTCTATAGGTGAACTATGCAAACTCTCAACATCCTGTCCATTGACGCGTGGCGATATGACGGTTCGTGGTCGTGGAATAACTGGCACAAGATCGGCACCGTTGACCGTGCCTTGATTGACGCGAAGCCTCGCAAGCTCTTTCGCGCCTTGCGTGATGCCGGATACCTTTCTGACGCATCCGTGGGTCGCGTAGCCGTTGACGATGACGGCTTTAACGTCGTCATTTGTGACCGTGCCACGCGCGAGCCTCTTTTCGCCATTGAATACGGTTCTTCCATCTAACCAATAACCAATAGGTGAACTATGAATATCCGAAATTCGACCGATGGCCAGCTTGCCGAACTTATGGGCATTGATGCCACCGACGACGATGCCCGCGTTATGCGGGGGATGCTGGTTGAACTCGGTTTCGAGGACACTACCGCCGTGCCTGACCCTCTCTGGGATGACCTGCTGATTGCGGTCGCTGAAGCGACTGCCGCCTAACCCGCTGACAGCCTGTAGCGCATCCGATTGGGTGCGCTATGGGGTGCCAATGGGGCTCCGATAACTCAATAGGTGAACTATGTCAGACGAATACAAAAAACTCGTTTCCGAGTGTGCCGAACAAGGTAAGTCGCTTTCCCGTTCCATGGCGAACAATGGCGCGATTGAAGCGTTGTATCTTTATTGCCGCGAGAGCCAGCCGGGGAAGCCCGGTGCTTTGTTTTTGGTGCGCGACTCAGCGCCTAACCCCTATGGGTATAAGCTGGTTACCGGGGAAGGATTGCGCAGTAACGTGCCTTATGAAAACTACTTTCAATGGGTGCACGACAGGGCGAAGCGGGCGCGCATCCTTTCGATGAACTAATCCGCTGACAACCTTAAGCCGCTCTGCCCATGGGGGCGGCTTCGGGGTGCCAATGGGGTGCCGATCAAAGGGTGATTTATGACCACATACAATGGCTGGACGAATTACGCCACGTGGCGCGTCAATTTGGAAATGTTTGATTGCTTTGACGCGTCCGATTATCTGGACGTTGACGCCGACGACATGGGCGCCTATGCCCTATCAAAGTTCCTGAAAGAGTTTGCAGACGACACGGTCAGCGACTATGGCAATGTCAGCGGATTGGCCGTGGACTATGCTCGCGCTTTCCTTTCGGACGTCAATTGGCACGAGATCGCGGAAAAGCTGCTGGAAGATGCCCGGGAAAACGCAGCATGACGTTTCAATGCCTCGATTGCGACGAGCATTTCGACGAGCCAGGCCACAAGGTTGACCGCGAACTAGCCGACTACGGTATTGGCCGTGAATGGATCGTCGTCTGGGAGGGTGAGTGCTGCCCTATCTGCGGCCACGAGCATTACCGCGAGATTGAAGAGGAGGAGGAGGAGGCATGAACCTCGAAAAACTGGCTGAGGACGTCGGCGCGCTCGTCATTGCAGACGAGGACGGGACGGAAATCATTTTCACCGGCGAACAGCTGAAAGAGTTTGCCGCCCGCGTCATTGATGGCGTTTCGTGGCTGGGGAGGGAACCATGAGGGCGCTTGATTGGGTGCTATTCCGGCTTCGCTGGCGCTGGCGCATACCGCGCTTTGAGGACGATACGTGGCGACACGTGCCAAACCCAGACCCATCGACCGTCATCCGTCGAAGGGTGCAATGGTAATCCTAGCGGCAGTTATTCTCACAATAATCATCGAACTGCTGACCGACTGACTCCACCCCGGCCTAGTGCCGGGGTTTTTCATTTCACGAGCGCCAGGATAGGCTCCTCTACCATCAATCGGAGTTCGGTCGCCGTCTTATGGGCGTGTTCAGGGGCGCACCAGATTGACCGTGGCGTCATATGGTGGCGGCTGGTGCATCGGCCCCTGTCTATCCATCCCGCCGTCGAGAAAGCCTGATACAGCGTCTCTCGCATCTCCTTGTTTGCCGATTTAGTCGCGCCTCCGCAGGCTTGGATAACGTCCACCCATGGGCTTGCCACAACACCCCGCGAAAATGGCCCTTCCCGGCTTTGAATCATCCGCAAAAAATGCACCTCTGAGGGGCTTTGAGACAGGTCAATCAGGCTCGCCTTCGCCGGAGTCATGGGCGGGGTAGCGCCAGGATTGAACCGGCTAACATCGCGCTGGTGCAAATAGGCCGACACGGCGGCAAACCCGCCGGAGTGATACCAAGCCCAGAGACGCTCGCCTTCCTTATCGGACATCCGGGGGGCGGTAGACCAAACCACAAACCAGCGTCGATCCTCGCTCGACAAGGCAATGGGCATACGCTCGTTGCTGAACGCCAGGACGAGCATTCGATTCAAGGCCGGGTAAGGGTGCAAGCCCTTTCGATTGACCAACAGGAACTCTGGCGGGGCGGCGATTAGGGGTTTCAATTGGTTTTCAAGGGCGCTACGGTCGGACACGTTCGGCTGGCGCAGTTCGTTGAGGACTAGAACTTCGGATTCCAGCGAATAGCCCCATTGGCCGATTACATCGTCAGCCCTTGCGGTGGTGACGTTGGTCAGGCTCTGTCCACCGATTGACCAGAGAAAGGGCGCGTACATCGTGTCCTTACCCGCCCCCGGTAAGCCGCAATGCAGGATCGCGTGATTTATTTTTCTATTGGGGTGTTGAACCTTGTACGCCAGCACGTTTAGGACATGGGTGCGTTCGATAGGATCGGGCAGCATACGTTCTGCGTGAGCGAGCCACGGAGTAACGTCGCCAGGGACTCCCCTAGGACGGGCATCGCGCCATCGGTTGGCATAGACCCCCCCGTCGCTTTTCTCAACCAACATGGACTCACCCGGCGCAAAGGTCAGGCCTTCCAGCACCCTTGACCCTAACGCCGCACGGTTCTCGTCAAAGCTCGTCGCGGCTTCAATCCTGCGCTGCTTGTTGTGGACGCTGAAGCACGGGACGCCCCGGAAGATGGCGTTGAATGCTTTTCGCGAGTACTCCCTTTGCGTCTCAACGTCAAAAAACGAATCATCCGAAACGATATAGGCGAATCGCTTAAACCAATCGCTTGGCTGAAGCAGCGAAATGTCTTGTGGATTGGTCATGATTGCATTATCGTCCTTTTGTTCACCCTAGAGATCGATGTTGCCCCGGCCGTTAACCCGTGCCGGGGCTTTTTTTTAGCCCCTCGCACGAATGGCGGCGGCACAAAGCCTAAAATCTTTTGACTGTGGCCACAACAACGCTTCCTGCTCACACACCCGCGCACACGCCTCCCGCTCGGCTGCGGCAACGAGGGCTGCATATGCCTTCATCTGCGTGGCGGTGTAAACGCTGCCAAGTGCGCGGGACTGGAACCTGACCCCGGTCGCAATAGGTTTAGGCAGTCTCATTTACCTTCTCCCCTCGCACGAATGGCGGCGGCACAAAAGCCCGCAATTAATGCCTCGCGGCTCGAGTTCCAAAGCGCTCTTTCTGCATCACACACCTTCGCACACGCCTCCCGCTCCTTCTCCCGCTCATCCTCAATCACTCGGTCGATCAGGTAGCGCAGTTGGTTCGGGGCGAGGGGATAGTGGAGGCCGTGTATGGGTGGCACCTTCATTGCCTCCAGCACCATTGCGTCAAGTTCGTCATCGTTCACGGCTTCGGCTCCTCTGCTTCATCCTGCAGCGCCTGATGCACAAAATTGAGTGCCGCTCGGCGGTCGTGTTCCAACGCAGCGCGGAGTGCGGTGATCACTTCGGGCACCCAAATCGTCAGGCACTCAATTGAGCCATCGTCGCTGTCTGTGCAGCCCCCGTGCAATTCCTCCAGCACTTTCAACGCATCCTCAGCGGCTTTTCGTAGGCCGGTCATACTTTTTCCTCTCTTATGAGTTGGTTTATCGTTCGCACCATGCCTTCAAGGTGCGCTAGGCGAATCTCGCCAATGTCAATGTTCGTCTTGACCCTGCGATCCACAACGTCGTGACACGCTGAACAGGCCCAAGCGCCGAGCAGGTCGGGCGACTTCATCCCCATGCCGCTCACGCCGATAAGACGCACGTGTGCGAGAACGGTCGTGTCAGGATCGTGGTTGCAGATGCCAGGAAGCCGGATCATGCAATCGCGTCCACAGGCTTCTTTCCGCAGGTTCATGCCTTATCCCTCAACTTCTGGACGCCACGCTCACCCCAAAGCTGGCGCACCATGCCGCACAAGTGCGAGTCACCAAGGACAGCCTTCGGTTCAACCTCGCGAATCAGCGGGCCTATATAGGACTTCAGCCAGTCCATGCGTTCGGCGCGCTGTGAGAAGTCGCCCACCAAGATGCGAGCAAGGTAGGCTTCGGCCAACTTCAGCCGTCCTAACGGGGTGCCGCGTAATTCTTCCCACATTTTCATATTGGCCTGACTGGCCCAAGTGATGTCGCTGCTAGTAATGGTTTGGTTGATCATAGGCTTCCCCATTGGTCTGCCATGGCTGCGGCGATGCCTTGGTACGTTTCGCTGCGCTTTTTCCACCTATCGGCTGATGGAGAAAGCCGGTTCTGTCCGCTATCAGTTTGATTCGCCCACCGACGCTTGCCATTGACCAGCCTACCGGGAATCAATTTCGTAGGCTTCAGCGGCGGCAGGTTCTTTAGCCACAGGCACGTTGCCTTACTTGCATCGTCGCCAAACTGCCATGGCTGGATCACCTGCCCTGGCTTGCGCACTCTCGTGCTTATGCAGCCAATAGGGTTCTCTAACGCAATTCGTTCAATGGGCGCGTTTAACAATGCCATAACGAACTGCAATGCCGCCTCAGTTTTCACGGCACGGTCGGGTTGCCGCTTGTTCCAATGCAGCCCGCTGGAAGCAAGGTAAGTGCAGGGCGGGTGCGCAATCATCAAGTCCCACCGTTGCCCCAGAACGTCCTGCACATCGCCTTGGTAATGCGGTCCTGGCGCATCGGTCGGCAGCAAGTCGCACGACATCGCATCGTGACCAAGCGCAAGAAAAGCATCTCGCACCCTGCCGCTGTATTCGCAAGCAACAAGCACCTTCACCGCCGCTTGCCTCGCAAAAGCACCTGAACCTGGTACTTGCGCAGCGCAGGGATTTCCCCCGCCCGTACCCACTTGGCTACCGCCTGACGGCTAACGCCTAACTTCCTCGCAATCTCCGACTGCGACCCAAATGCTTTGAGCAATGTCTTGATGTCCATGGCCGCACAGTAACTCACGCAACCCTAGTTGACAAGCCCAAAGATGGGGGTATGATGGTCTCCGAGGATTGGCCTCACAGGAGACAAACATGACCGAACGACAAGAAGATCGAGACTTGCTGGAGATGGCCGAGGCGTACCAAGACGCAGCCGTCCGCACCGAACAGGCAGCATGGAACTGCCTTGCTTCCCTTGAAGAAGTGAACCGCATTGAACGCGAGACCGCCACCGCGTGGAGCAGCGGCCTCCGCGACATCATTGACGCCATCGACAAGGCTCGCGCCGAACTCGGGAGAATCAAGTGAAAGACAAAAAGCCCACAAAAAAGCGGCGTAAAAAACAGTTGAAGTTGGATTTTTACCACGAACTGCTGACTGGCGATTGGGACATTGACGGCGACATTTTTGTTGCGCTCTACGTCTTGCTTGGGTTCTTGAATCCTGACTTCAGCAAACAAGCGTTCAAGTGGCTTGATCAAAGCACAAAGGAAGAGCGCGATCGCGCCGTTTATTTCGTCAACGCGATGTTAAACGCGATCTTTGACGACCCGAAAGCCAACGAAACCTTCAGATTGCGTTACGGCAACAAAATGCTGGAAATGACGAAATACAACGTCATGTTGCGCTGGAATCGGGTGCTGACGAAGCCGGAAGCCAGAAAGATGAAACGAAATTATGTGGGGAAGGAGGTATAACGTGAACCAGTCAGAATCCATCGCCGCCCTCGCAGCGGCACTTTCAAAAGCACAGGCGTCCATCACGGGCGCACTCAAGGACTCGGCAAACCCGTTCTTTAAAAGCAAATACGCCGACCTCGCAGCGTCTTGGGACGCGTGCCGCAAGCCTCTTACGGACAACGGGCTGGCCGTCATCCAGACGATTGAGCCGACCGAGCATCGTGCCATGTTGGTCACGATCTTGGCGCACGCGTCGGGCGAGTGGGTCAGGTCGTACTGTCCCATTTTGACCAAGGACGACAGTCCGCAGGGCCAGGGCAGCGGCATTACCTACGCCCGTCGCTATGCTCTTGCCGCCATGGTTGGCCTTGCCCAGATCGACGACGACGCCGAGGCAGCACAGGGCCGTAACAAGCCCAAGCAGGATGCCGAGGTGTTAACAAAGATCGCCGCAGCAGCGACACAGGCTGACCTGACGGCGCTGTTTAAGTCGTTGGCTCCCGAGGTTCGCGAGGCCCACGTTGACCAGTTCTCGGCGCGTAAGAAGGTGCTGTCATGATTGACGCAATGTGGAAGCGAGACGCAATGTGGGCGCGTATTGAGGCGCATCAGGACTTTGCCGACGCACGCGGCTACGGCAAGGAATGGCGGGAAATGTGGTCTGAACGCAACGAAACCTATGCAATCCTAGCGGGAGCGGCAGCGAACCATCAGGCTGGAGAATGGCAGCGGTTTATGAAGGGCAACGGCCTTGCGAGTGCTGCGTCATGGGTCAAATGCCGTGCCGATGCGTTAGCCGCAACAGATGCGACCGAGTGGGTTCGTGCTGTCCTGCGCGCACAGCAAACCATCAAGCGGGCAGAGCATGACGCCGAACTTGCTGCAATGCGAGCCATTGAATGGCTTGACCGAGCGGAGGGCAAATGAGCCTTCACTACTACGAAAGCATGACCGAGGGCGAACTTGTCGGCCACGTTATGGCCCTTGCTGACGACGCCTCTGAACTGTCGCAGGTTCTCGCACAGCGTTTACGGACACAGACCAAGCTGCGCCTTGACGCCGAAATGCGTGAGGGACTGGCGCAGGAGCGTGTCCGCAGACTGGAACGCGAAGTGCGTGAGCTCAAAACCCTGATGGAGAAGGAATAATGGAACAGAAAACCGAGGAATGGTTTGCCGCCCGTTGCGGCAAGGTCACGGCCAGCCGGATTGCCGATGTCGTCGCCAAGACCAAGACCGGCTACGGGGCAAGTCGAGCCAACTACATGGCCGAACTGGTCTGTGAGCACCTCACCGGGACACGGGCAGAGTCGTTCACCAATGCGGCGATGCAATGGGGGATTGACCAGGAACCCGCCGCACGGGCTGCGTATTCTGCCCGTACCGGCGAACTCGTAACCGAGGTGGGGTTTATCCCGCACCCGCGTATCCCGATGACAGGGGCAAGCCCTGACGGGCTGGTGGGCGGGGGATGTTTGGAACTCAAAGCGCCGCAGACGGCCCAGCATATTGAGTACCTGATGACTCGGGAGGCGCCGCAGAAGTACTACTACCAAATGCAATGGCAGATAGCCTGTACCGGAGCGGCGTGGGCAGATTGGGTGTCCTACGACCCGCGTATGCCAGAAGGTTTGCAGTTGCTTATCGTCCGCATCCCGCGTGACGACGAGTGCATTGCGATGTTGGAAGCCGAGGTCGAGAAGTTCCTTGGCGAATTGAATGTAAAAGTCAAAGCACTTGAGGAGATGAAAAATGCCATTTGATCCGACTAATAGGGGCGCATTGTTCGCCAACGACAAGAAGGGCAATCCTGCCCGCCCTGATTACACCGGCGACTGCAACGTAGACGGGGTGGAGTTTCGCCTGTCCGCGTGGAAGAAGCAGTCCAAGGGCGGCATGGGGTATCTGTCCATATCCTTCCAGAAGAAGGAAGGGCAAGCGCCCAAGCCTGCACAGAAGGTCACCGAGGACAATTGGGGGACGGCAGACCTGAACGACGAACTGCCGCCGTTCTGATGATCAGCGAAGATCGGGCAGAGAAGGCATTGCGGTTCCTCGTTGATACCGACGAGAAATGCGCGATGGCAAAGGGTGAGGTGGAGCGGGCAGAGTTTTTCTACAAACGCACCCGCGAAGCCGTGTTTACCCACGCAGACGGGACGGTGGCCGAGCGCCAGGCCACCGCTACCCAACACTCCAAGACCGTTGAGGCGCATGAAGAGTACGTCAAGGCGCTACAGCTCTATTCGTTTCTCAATAACAAGCGCAGCACCGAGCAGATTGTCCTTGACGTTTATCGAACCATATCAGCAAACAAGAGGATGGGTAACGTATGACACAGGTTGATGCGATTAGGGCGCATCTGGAATCCGGCAAGAGCATTACGCCGCTGGATGCGCTACGCGACTACGGGTGCTTTCGGTTGGCCGCTAGGGTTGATGACCTGCGGCGACAGGGGCTGTGCATTACCACCGAGTACGAGACTCGCAATGGGAAGAAGTATGCGAGTTATCGCTTGATCACGCCTCGCGTTATCCCGGACATTTTCGCATGACCCGCGAGGACATCATCCGACTGGCGTGGGAGGCGGGGTGCGCGGTTTATGACGGCGAGGACATTGCACCGGCATTGGTACGCTTCGCAGCCCTTGTCGCCGCAGCCGAGCGGGAGGCGTGTGCCGAGCTAGCAGAGCGGATGGACTTTCATTCCACGCTGACCGGGTTTTTGGTTAGCCCGGATCAGATTGCCGACGCCATTCGTGCGAGGGGCCAATGACCGACCCCCTTGCCATCTGCCGCACTTGTTTCTGGTCGGCATATCTCACACGCACGGCAAACGAAATCTGGTGTTCCCACGCCACGCATTTCGGTTGGCACAGCATCCCGTCTTGCGAAGGCAAGGCATACAAGGTTGATGAGCGCCCTGCC